ATGGCAGAAGTCCTGAACTTCGAGCACAACGGCATCACTGTGAATGCCACTGAATCCCCCGAGGCCATGGGTGGCCTTGGCGATAACGTCATTGGCCTGGTCGGCACTGCGCCGAATGCCCATGCTTCGATCCCGAAAAACGCGCCGTTTCGCATCAACAGCTTTACCACTCAGGCGTTGCTGGACCCTACCGGCACTGAGTCGGGAACCTTGTTCCAAGCGGTGTACCAGATCCTCAAAGTGGTGAAGGTGCCGGTCTATGTGGTCATCGTCGAAGAAGGCGCTACCCCGGCCGATACGATCAATAATGTGATCGGCGGCAACGACCCGGTCACCGGTCGCAAACTGGGCCTGGCGGCCCTGAGCAGCGTGCCTGAAGACCTGACCATCATCGGCGCTCCAGGCTTTACCGGCACCAAGGCTGTGGCTGGTGAGTTCGCCTCTTTCGGCAAGCGCATCAAGGCCCGTGTGGTACTGGATGGCAAGGACGCGTCCGTTGCCGACCAAGTGACCTACAGCGGCGAACTGGGCGGGGCCGACCTGGGCTTCGACCGTTGCCTGCTGGTGCACAACATGCCGTCGGTGTACTCCAAGGCCGCGAAGAAGAACGTGTTCCTGTCGCCATCCTCGCTGGCCATCGCCGCATTGGCCAAGGTCAAGCAGTGGGAAAGCCCAGGTAACCAGGTGACCTTCGCCGAGGACGTTTCCCGCGTGGTCGAGTACAACATCCTCGACACCTCCACCGAAGGCGACCTGCTCAACCGCTACGGCGTGAGCTACTACGCTCGCACCATCCTCGGCGGCTTCTCGCTGCTGGGTAACCGCTCCATCACCGGCAAGTTCATCAGCTACGTCGGCCTGGAAGATGCCATCAGCCGCAAGCTGGTCAAGGCCGGCCAGAAAGCCATGGCCAAGAACCTCACCAAGTCCTTCATGGATCAGGAGGTCAAGCGCATCAACGACTGGCTGCAAACCCTGGTGGCCGACGAAACCATTCCCGGCGGCAGCGTGTACCTGCACCCGGAGCTGAACAGCGTCGAGAAGTACAAAAACGGCACCTGGTTCATCGTCATCGACTACGGCCGCTACGCACCGAACGAACACATGGTTTATCAACTCAACGCCCGCGATGAAATCATCGAGCAGTTCCTGGAGGACGTTCTCTAATGTTTACCAACCGAGTCAGACAGGCCATTGCGGCCACCCTTCAAGGCCTGCCGTTGTCCGCAACCGTGGAAGAGTTCACCCCGCCGAAGATCGAGTTCGACATGGAGCCCATGTCCGGCGGGCGCTTTATTGCCGAGGAAATGGCCAAGAGCGGCAAGGTGCTCAATGCCAAGCTGGTGCTGCAAGGTGCCGGCCCGGAAATCATGCTGGCCCTGGGCGTGCGCACGGGCGACGACATCTTGCTGAACGTGCGTGAAGCCGGCCAAGACCAGGACGGCAAGACCTACTTCACCTACCACACCGTGGGCGGCAAGCTCAAATCCCTGGAGGAGGCGAAGCTGAAAATGGGCGACAAGGCCACCACCACGCTGGAGCTGTCCTGCCGTACCTACAACCGTCTGGAAAATGGCATTTCGGTGATCGACATCGATGTGCGCACCCAGAAGTTCGTGCTCAACGGCGTCGACATTCTTGGCGATGCCCGCCGCGCCGTGCTGATGCCTTAAGGGCCGGCGCAATCTGAAGCGAGCACGGTCAAGGTGGGAGCTGGCTTGCCTGCGGTGCAGGCGACTCGGTATCCCTGGTGTATCGAGTGGATGCCATCGCAGGCAAGCCAGCTCCCACAGGGGCCATGCTCAGGTTTAGATTTTTCGCACTTTTCAATACCGTTCAACAAGGAATTGCCCCATGGCCTGGATGCCACCGTTGCACATCCTGCTGTCCCCGATCACCGCCGACACCGGTGCAATGATCGAGCAGGTTCAACTCAAACCGTTGTTCTACGCCGCGCAAAAAGACGCGCTGGCCCGGGCCGGTGATGACGAGGACGACCAGTTCTTCGAACTGGCGAAACTCGCCACCGGCCTGTCGGAAAAAGAACTCGACCAACTCAAACGCCCGGACTACGTGAGCATTGCGCAGTACGTACACGAAATGTCGACGCGCCCGGCCTCGTTCTTCCTGAACGAACAGGACGTGACGACCCACGACCAGCCTGTCCACCTGCTATTACCCCTGGAAGCCGCCGGCCGTACCCTGACCGAACTGCCCCTGGAAATGCCCGCCCTGCGCGCTACCAAGGTGATGAAAAAGCTAGCCACTAACAAAGAGCGTGCCGAGTTCATCACCGCCCATTGCACCGGCCTGATGATTCCCGATCTTGCCGGCCTGACCGTGCCCGACTGGACCGAGCTGCAGGAGCGCATCGACGATTTTTTAAACAAACCGGCGGACTTCTTTCGGAGCGCGACATCGAAGTGATCCTCGATGTAGTGCCGCTGGTTTACTCGGTAAACGAAGCGGAAATCCTCGACTGGGAAGCCGGCAAAGCATTGCGCCGCTACGACATCGCGATCAGTCGTCTTGGCGTCAAACAGGAGTAGAGCGCAATGGCAGATAGTAATCATGAAGCAGGGTCAGCCATTGCCAAGGACGGCGTGATGACTCAGGGCGCACTTCAGATGACAGGAATGCACGCTAGTCTCAAACCTATCACCCAAGCGCTGCCGAGCCCGCTTGAGGGGGCCCCGGGGAGTGCGGCGAGTTTGGCCCTGGCATTGGCCGATGCCAGCTTGCAGATCAAGCATCTGGCGGACGGGCAGGTCCGGTTGGTCGATACGCTGGAGCTGTTCAACGTCTCGTTGCTCAAGGTGATGGACGCCCGGCAAGCTCAAACTGCCGGGAACGCAGAGGGTACGAAGACCGTCGCGCCTACAGACAAGCGCACACCCTCGCAGGCGCTGGACGCCGCGATGACCGATATTGACCAACTGTTGATGTTTGCCCGGCATGAGCGCAAGGCATTGCGTGAAGCCAACCTTGCCATGGCGTCCGAGCCGGTGGTGGCTGCCAGTGGTGCCAGTGCCGTCGACCTCGCGAAGGTCGAGTATGCCGCCGCCCGTTCCGGTATCGGCAGTGATCGCAAGGACGCATCGGGCAATATCGACCCCGTTGGGCGCCGGGCAGACCTGCAGCAGTTCGCTCGCGACGCTGCGATCCTGGCGACGGCGTTCAAGATCGACGTCAAAAATGCCGGCGAAATCATGGGCGGCTGGCGCGAGTCAATGCACCTTGATCGCGCACAAGCCTTGGACCTTGCCGACGCAACAAACGTGCTGGGCACCCAGGTATCGCTCAAGGCCGAATCGGCGGATATCGGCGCTGTTGTGCAACTCCAGGGCGCTGCCGCGAAGGCTGCGGGCATGAGTCCCGAACAGGCTGCAGCGCTTTCGGCGGCGTTATTGAGCGCAGGTAACAGCAAGGTTGTTGCTGGTGCCGGGCTGGAAAAAATCAGCGCCGTCCTGGCTAAAGGCGACAACGCCTCTGCAGGGCAACGCAGTGCCTGGGCAGAGCTCAAGCTTGATCCAAAAGTACTCGCGGCGGGCATGAAACAGGACGCCCCACAGGCCGTGCTTACGGTGCTGGAGGCGCTCAAGTCGCAACCTGCCGAAAGGCAGGCGGTGCTGGCGACGCAGTTGTTCGACGGCAACCAGACGATTCTGAGCCTGGTACCGGTGATCGACAGCGTGAAACAGGCCTTTTCGCTGGTCGCAGAAAAATCCACCTACGCCACTTCGACGCTGGGCGACCAAGGTTCGGTGCTGCGTTCGGCCGAGGTTCGTGCGGACTCTACTTACGCACGTCGGCAAGCCTACGAGGCCAGTACCACGCGCTTGAGCACTGCCTCTGATACAGCGCTGGACCCCGTTGTGGATGCCAAGCTGACCGCCATGAACGGCCTGGTCAGTGGCGTGGCTTGGCTCGCGGAGGGCCTGCCCAAGGCTGCCGCTGCCGTCACCCTGGCGGGGGCGGTGCTGATCCCGGTGGTTTCCGGTGTTTTCGGTGCCGTGAAGGACAAGATTTTCGAAAAGGTCGCAGGGAAAGTGCTCGGAGAGGGGCCGGCAGCAGGGAATAAAACCACACCGCCGGGCAGCCCGCGCAACGCCCCGAGTAATGACGGGCACAACGGTAATCGCCCGTCTTCTTCCGGCCCAGGCATCTCTGGCAAAGCGGCGAAGGTGAGCAAGCTGGCCAAAGGGGTCCCCCTGGTTTTGGTGGTGGCCCAGGCCGGTGTCGAGATGACGCAAGGCGCGATGACCGGAAACCTGGGTCAAGAGGTTGGCACTAGCGTGGGCTCCATCGGCGGCGGTGTTGCCGGCGGTGTCGTCGGTGATGTGGCCGGGATGGCGATAGGCCGAGCGGTCGGCACGCTGGCGGGAGCTGTTATCGGTTCGGTTGTTCCGGGTGCCGGCACAGTGTTGGGCGGTGTGATGGGCGGCGTCGCCGGGGGCGCAATCGGTAAGGTAGTCGGTGGCGCCGTGGGCACTTTCGTGGGCAGTGACGTCGGTGCGTGGCTGGCTGAAAAAGTGATGGGGACGGGCGATCGCCTGCCATCCCCCACGGAGGTCAGCAAAAACCTCAACGCCCCTCAGGCCGACAACCGCCAAATCAACTTCGCCCCGCAAATCACCATCACCGCGCCTGAGCAAGCCAGCCATCACCAGCTGGCGGCGCTCGTGGTGCAACAGATCGAAGCGCAATTTACCCCGCTGTCGATGGACAACCTGCTGGCGACCCGACGCGGCGCAGCACTCACCGATGGAGCTGTGTGATGCGACAACAGATGATCTTGGGTACTTTTATTTTCGGGCTGTCCCGTGGGTTCGCCTACGACACGCTTGATCGTGGTAGCAGCGGGGGCTGGGTCAGTCTCGACATCATTGCCGGCAAACCTAAATCCAGCCAGGTCGGCCAGGGGCTCGAAACGCTGGCATTGGGCGGCAAGGCTGCGCGTGCCGATGGCATGGCGCGCCTGGATGAGTTGCGCACCCTGCAGGCCCTGCGGGCGCCGTTGCCTTTGGTGGACGGGTTGGGGCGTAACTGGGGGCTATGGACCATCCAGTCGATCAGTGAAAAACAAGCCAGCGTGATCGACGACGGGACGGCCATGGTGATCAATTGGACATTGTTACTGGAGGAGTTCGTCAATGCGTAGGGTTCGAAGTATTGCCGGCGACTCGGTGAACCTGTTGCTCTACCGCGAACTGGGGCGCAGTGATGATGCCGCAGAAGAAGCGTTGTGGCGCTTGAACCCGGAGTTGGCCGAACAGGGCGTGGTACTGCCGGCGGGCGTCAGCGTGCTGGTGCCCGAATTGGACGCGCAACCGGTTGCGAGTCGGCCGGTTTCCGCCTGGGATTAAGGAGCCATCATGGCACTCGGATTTACACCTGTAGTGGAGCTATACGGAGCCAATGCCGCGTTATTCAACGAGAGGCTCTTGGAGTGGGAGCATACCGACGCAGCGGGGTTTGTATCTGATCAACTGAAGTTGACCCTCGATATCGAGGGGCTTGAAGGGCTGCCCGATCTGGGCGGCAAAATTGGCCTGCGTATTGGCTATCTGGAATCGGGCCTGGTGGATAAGGGCGTGTTCAAGATCACCCAGCGCACGCCGTCGATGTTCCCATTGCGACTGGTGCTGGTGGCCACGGCGGCACCGTTCGACGAGCACGAATTCAAACAGCGCCGCACCGCCAGCCATGGGCCGATAACCCTGGGTGCGCTGTTTCGCCAACTGACCACCCGATATGGTTTTTCACCGCGTGTGGCGCCTGAACTCGACAGTGAGCCGATCGCGCACATCGATCAGACCAATGAAAGCGACATGGCCTTTCTGACGCGCTTGGCCAAGCGCTTCGATGCGGTGGCCAAGCCTGTCGATGAGCTGTATGTACTGGGGCGCAAAGGCCAGATCAAGACGCTGTCGGGCAAGGCATTGCCGGATGTACGGTTGTCGATCACCCATGACAATCGTCCAGGTGACCGCGCGTTCATCAGCGCCAGTTTCACCGAGACCAGCCGTGCCAAATACAACGGTGCGCAAACGTCATGGTGGGACGCGGCAGCCGGAAAACAGCGTGTCGTCAAGGTGGGCATCGCACCCTTCAAAATGGTGACACCGCGATACCAGAGCGAGGACGAAGCACGCTCGGCGGCGCAGGGAGAGATGCGGCGGGTGGGGCGCGAAGGGTTGCAGATCGATGTGGTCTGCCCGGGTAATCCTTCGTTGGCTGCTGAAGGCCTGTTGCTGCTGGATGAGTCGTGGCCGGGGTTCATGCAAGGGCGCTGGTCGATTAAAACGGTGAAATCCAGGGGCGAGCGAAAAGGTGGCTATCGGAGTACGGTCCAGGCCAGCGGTTTGTCGGTGTAGATCCTTCCTTAGAGTAAAACCCATGGTAATCACACATGCTCAGCTTCTGGGTGTAATGCCTGGAGCCCGCCTTCGCGCGGGCATTTTTTTAACCTTTCTAAATGCGGCCTTTGCGGGGCATCAGATCAATACGGCCCGTCGCGCCGCCGCCTTCCTCGCCCAAATCGGTCACGAGTCTGCCCAGTTACAGTACGTGCGCGAATTGGGTAGCGATCAATACCTGAGCAAGTACGACACCGGCAGCTTGGCCGCGCGGCTGGGCAACACCCCTGAGGCGGACGGTGATGGGCAAATGTATCGGGGCAGGGGGCTGATCCAGATCACCGGGCGCCGTAATTACATGGCGTGCAGCCAAGCTCTGTTTGGTGACGATCGTCTGCTGCGACAACCAAAATTGCTGGAGCAGCCACAGTGGGCCTGCGAATCTGCCGCCTGGTTCTGGCAAAGCAACGGCCTCAATGAGCTCGCCGACAAAGACCAGTTCACCACCATCACTCGCCGTATCAATGGTGGGCTCAACGGTCTGGACGATCGTTTGCGGTTGTGGGTGCGAGCGAAGGCGGTGCTATGCGTTTCCTAGGTGCGTTTCGCTTGGTCGGTGTGTGCCTGCTCATGGCGCTTGTTTGGCAGGTGCAGGCGTGGCGATACGGGGCGCAGTTGGAGCTGCAATCGGTCCGACATACACAGGCGCTCAGCCAACAAAGCCAGGCAATTCTTCAGCAACAACAGGCTGAACAGGCCAAACGCCTGGCCCTTGAACAGCAAATCTCTACTAGCGATCACCAACACATTCAGGAATTGAACGATGCCCTGCGTAATCAAGCGGCTCTGCGCGATCGCCTGGCCACTGCTGATGTGCGGCTGTCAGTCCTTCTCGCCACCGTCACCACTGGCTGCACAGTGCCTGCCGCCCCCAGCCCCGGCGGCGTGGTTCATGCAACCTCGCGAGCCCGACTTGACCCGGCGCATGCTCAGCGAATTATCCGCATCACCGACGACGGCGATAACGCCCTGATCGCCTTGCGTGCTTGCCAGGCCTACGTGCAGGCCGTCGCGCATTAGCGTCTTGATGCACTCTGTACCTTGCATGGTCGATGGGCTCCTGTAGGGTAGGCAAACCCCCGCCCATTCCTGGAGACGACC